TCCCCGTGATGAAAACGGCCTTGTCGGGGTCCGCAATGATCTCCGGGCCCACGTACAGCGGGAATCCAAGCTCCTGCCTGTTATCCCAGCCGAGGGAGGCGATCCAGTCGCAGACGACCTGCTCAAGGGCGACGGTGGGCGCGGTGTGGCTCATAGCCGGCCCCGCATCTCGTGGGGTTCGTTCTTGCCGGGGATGCGGATGACCCTGCCATCACGGGTGAAGTAGACACTTAGGCCGGCAGCGAGCCGCGCCCGCAGGACAGCCCGGCTCTTGGCCCGCAATTCCTGCCTCGTGAGCCGGGCGACCTTCGGGGGCCGGTCATAGATCACATGATCGTTCTGCGTGACGGCGGGGTGGCCCGATGCGAGGAGGTCGCCCCACTCGCGCGGCGCAGTGACCTCGACCTGATCGGAAAGATGTTCCATGCTGCGCTTCATCGCGGGCTGTCCGCCGTCAGTGAGCACGGTCTTGGCGTAGTCGTCCAGGTAGTCGCGGTAATGTTCCATCAGCGGTCTCGAAAGGAAGAACGGGCCGCCGCCGCGAGGATGATGCAGGTCCGCGCGTTCGTGCTGAAAATGTGCGTATACCTGGTCACATGTAACTGAGCCGGTCAGTACGCCGCTGCCGACCATGCTGCGCAGCGCGTCTATGCGCGCGTTGAACGTCCCGGTGCCGGTCATCCCTCGTACACCGTCCCCGCCCCGTCGCCCCAGCCCATGCCGCGCGGGGACCACTGGCCGAGGGGGACATCGGCTTCGAGAACACCAGTCACAGGCGACACTCTGGTGTTGCTGTCCCGGCCCGTGAAGATCGGCGGGAGGCGGTTGATGACCGTCCCCGTTTCCATGCCGATTCCCGGAGCCGCCGCCGGATCGAGGAGGACGACGCCCTTTCTCACGTCGGCCAGGATCCCCATTGCGTCGCGATAGGCGATGTACACGGGGTGGGTCGCCGTGATTTCCTTGCTCTTGAGATATGTCTTGTACGCCCAGAAGCACGCCAGATCGAGCGTTAGATCATGCAGGACAGGCGGGGGCACGGCCTCCGGCACGGAACTGTCGTAAAGGTTGCCCGCGTACACCGACACGCGATTGCTCGCCGCATAAAGCGCCAGCTCCAACTGCGCGTCGGTGAGCTGCGCCGCCGTGCCCGTCCCGGAGTCTGTCCCGCTCATAACGTTCCGCAGGTCAGCGACGGACGCGTACAGGACGCCGCTAGCAACAGGGGTCGTCACGCGATCACCGGCTCGTAGGTGGCCGCGAAGATGTCACTTTTCACCGGGTAGAACTCGCCCTGGACGCCTTTGACCAGCCAGTCCCCGTCGCTGATGTGCATGGCGCCTTCGAGCGTGTGGACGTGCGGCATCGATCGGCCGTTCTCGTACTTCCGCTCACCCTGGTCGCACACCTCGTTGCAGACGGCGGCACGGAACTCCGGGCTGAGCCGGTGCAGCTTGTCCCGGTCGACGCGCTCAGCGTCGATAACGACGGGCTTCTTTCTGTACCGGGTCACGGGCTCGTCACCGCCCCGGCCGCGACAGCGGCCACACCGCCGAAGAACAGCCACATGCCCGCAGAGGCAACCGTTGCCGGGTGGTGCCAGGTGGTGAGGGCGGAGGCCAGGAAGAACAGCGCGGCCACGGCGAAGGGCAGGCGGGACGCCATCCCCGGCTTCACCCCCGGCACGCTCACGACTGCCTCCTAGTTACTTACGCACGCTTGGCTCAGGCAGGCTTCGTTGCCGCGCTGGCTGAGAGGGATCACGCCGGACAGGACGGACGGCCCGTAGGCGGCTTCCAGCAGCGATCCGGGCACCACGTCGACGACCGTTCCGTGACGGGTGAAGGTTGCCCGCTCCGCGCCGTTCGCATGGGAATCCCATGTTACGGAAGTGTCAGTAAGTACCCGCTGAGGATATTGGGACATAAGGCCGCCATCTCCCGGATTTCCGGTATCATGGATTCCATGAAGCGAATCAGTGTGGACCTGCCCGATGACCTGTACGAGCGGTTGCGGCTGGCCGCATACACCGAGGAGCGGTCGGTCAGCGCAGTCGTGCGCGACCGGCTGGCGTTGACACTCCCGGCGCTGCCCGAGGGCGACGGCCAGAAGTGATCGGCAAGGGAGCTAAGCAGCGGATATTCGTCCAGGTAGGACAGCGATTCAACCGGCTGGTCGTACTGAACAGCGATGCCCGGCTTGGTGTCAGTCCGTCCAAGCCTGCGGGATGGCGTGCCGCCGTCTGTCAGTGCGACTGCGGGAATGTAGTCACGGTTGCGCTGTCCAACCTGAACAGCGGCGCCAGCGGGTCCTGCGGCTGCTGGCAGCGGGAGCACGGCGTCAGGCACGGGCTTTCGGGCCATCCGCTCCGCGCCACGTGGGGCGGCATGATGGACCGCTGCTACAAGGAGTCCGCCCCGCAATTTCCCCGGTACGGGGGGCGCGGCATCAAGGTCTGCGAACGCTGGCGCGACCTGGCTGCGTTCATCGCGGATATCGAGTCGAGCATCGGCGTGAAGCCGGAAGGCAGGTATCCGAGCGGCATGCCGCTCTACACGCTTGACCGCATCGACAACGACGGCAATTACGAGCCGGGCAACGTCCGATGGGCGACGGCGCTGCAACAGCGGCACAACCGGCAAGATCACCCGGTAAGGGGTGCTCAAGCGAGGGCGCCGCAGTCCTACAAGGAGGTCCTGGCCTGGAACGTTGCCGGGCAGAGAGCGAAACTGCACCTGGGAGGGCCATCCCTCGCCGCCCGGATGCAGGCACTGGGATTCAAGACCTGGCATCGGCAAACCGTCAGCGATGCGGAGACGGCCAGGCGAGTTATCTACGCCGATGAACTGCTGGGCCTGGCGCTCAGCTTGCAGACGACCGTACTGGCGCTGATAACGCCGCCATCCGATGTGCCGACGGTGACGCTTCCCTCCGGGGACCTGATTGTCAGAGAAAGGGTCACGGCGGACGACGGCACCGTCGGGTGGGATGGCGACCGTCTGGAGTTGCCGGACCGGGCGGCTTAGTTTGATATTCCGGCCCCCCATCCGCTGAAGCCACTTGCAGCATGGGGCGCGTACGGCAGGGTGTTCAGCGACGAGTACCCGCCTGCGCCGGACGCGGGGACGATGTTGGACTGCGCGTAGGCGGTGCCGTCGGAGCTGGTCCCGGACATGTCCAGGCTGTCGAGCCACGCCCACGCCACGGTCCCGGTGTAGGTGACCACGATGGTGGCGCCGGCGGGCAGCGGCACCCCTCCGGTGGCCGCGGCGGCGGGCTGCATCCCGGGGGCCTGGGTGATCCCGGTGGTCAGGCCGTTGACCGTGACCGCGGTAACAGCGCCGGCGCCGAGGAACGCGGCGGACAGGTTCCGGCCGGTGGTGTTCACGACTGTGGCGGGGGAGGCGGGCAGCGCCGGGGTGATCGCGGACCAGTACCAGACCGGGGTCGCGCCGGTGTACTGCAAAGCGCACGTGGCGCCCGGGGGGACGGTCATCATGTAAGCGGTCGCGGTGGTGGCCACGGACACGCCGTTGACCCAGTAGTTGGCCATCGTCGCGCCGTTCGCGCCGACACTCACGTACGCGGTTCCGCCCGATGTGTTGACGACGGTGTTGGTGGTCCCGCCGGGGCTCGTCGCGGGTACCGCTGGCTGCATGATCACGGGGCCATCTCCGTAGCGTCGTAGTTGCGGCCAGTAGGCGGCTGGATGGAGCTCAATTTGCGAGTGCCCCCCAATGCCCGTGACCGCAGGTGTCCGTTCCGTCAACCCAGGCCCGCAGGTTCCCGGCCCCGATCGCGCTGTACAGATCCCCGGCCGGGTCCAGGATCAGCGGCGTGCCCTGGAGGAACTTGACGGGGAACCCGCCGGGCGTCCACCCCGCCGGCGAACCGGACCCGTCCCACGCCACGGCCCCCTTGGTGTCCCCGGCCATCAGCGGCGTCACTGTCAGTGCCGCGCTGTACACCGACCCGGCGGACCCCGCCGCGATGACCTGGACGGTGACCGCCGCGCCGGCCCCCATGTAGGTCGTGACCGCCTGCTGCGGGTAGGACCCGACGGTCCCCGCGTTGACCGACGTGGCCAGCAGCGTCGTCCCGGAGTACAGGCCGAAGTTGCCGGCGTCCCCGGCCGCTGCGGCTGAGGCCAGGGTGCACGTCCAGGACAGCAGGAACGTTCCCGTCGCGGCGGCCTCGGAGGTGATCACGGTCCCGGCTGCGGGTGCCGCGGAGGTGGTTCCGCTGGCCGAGGTCGCCGGTCCTGACGCCGGGGAACTGCCGGTGCCTGCGGCAATGGTGACATCGGATGTCACTATGTACCGGTTCAGCGTCATGCGGTCACCCCCCTGCGGTCTAGTAGGCGGTCTGCGGTACGGCGTCGCCGGCCAGCGCCGGGGTGAGCTGCGCGACGGTGACGAGGACCCCGGACAGGTGCGCGAGCTCCATCCCGCCCACCGGCACGGAAGTGGCTGTAGGCGTGCCGGTGACGACCGCCACGTCAGAAGTGCCGGACGGGTCGATGATCAGCACCTGCCCCGCCGTGAAGCTGGTGCCCCCGGCGGTGAACGGCAGCGCCGCCGCCCCGGCGGACACGCCGGCGGAGATCGCGGGCAGCGCCCACGCCCATGCCGGCGCGGCCGAGTACGTGACCGAGATCGTCCCGCCGGCCGGGACCAGGTACGTCCCCGCCGTGGTTCCGGCCTGCACCGCGTTGACGTACACGAACGTGAGGGTGCCGCCGGTGATGGTGACCGCCGCGACGGTGCCCGTGGCGTTCGTGACCGGGACGGCGGTCAGCGGGACGGCAGGGGAGGAGACAGCCGGGGCGGCCAGCGTGAAGGGCCATTCGCACCGCAGGCACCGGTATGTCAGCGCCGCGTACGGCGCCATCGGGCCCGCGAACCAGCAGCGGGGGCAGCGCAGGCCGGCTACCTCCAGCGGCTCGATCGTGCCTCCGATCCAGGGCATGGGTTATCGGCTTCCCTGCGGCCGGACGCGGCGGGACGGCGGGAGATCCACGGCGTCGGTCGCCGATTCGGTCAGGTGCGCGGCCATCTCCGACGCGTCCGGGCGGGAAGCCTCGGAACCTTCCGGGGCGTTCCCCATGTCCCCGGCGAGGAACTGGACGGCGCTCGAGCCGTCCGGGTCGGGGCGGGGGGCGTCCGAACCGGGAGGCGGGGTGGTCGGCCGGAACAGGCGGCCGGACACGGCGCGGGGCGGGACTACCGGGACCGGCTCATGCGTGCCGTCCGGCCCGGACACCTTCCGCACCACGTCGACCTGCCGTCCGTCCCGCGCGCCTTTGCGGTTGAACTGGCGGGCCTCTTCCTCGGTCAGGTGCACGATCTCACCGGGGTATACGAGATCGGTGGCCCGGTCCTTGTCGCCGCGGCGGGGGACACTCAGGCAGATGAGGGCCTGGTAGGGCTCGCCTACGCGGGTGGCGGGTGCGCCCGTGGCGCGGGCCAGGAGCTTGTCGAGGGTGGCTGTTTCCTCGGCGGAAAGCGGTGCCGGCTCGGTGACTGCGGTTGCCATTCCGTCTCCTCAGTTGCTCAGGGTGAAGGTCTGGTACTGCGGGACATTGGTGGTCGTGACGGTGCTGAACACCGGGGACTCGCAGGTGATGGTGTACGGCGGGGTGTACGGCTGCACAGACGGGGCCGCCGGGTAGCCGGCCCAGTGGTAGTGCACGCAAGAGCAGTGGTGCGCGGCCTGCCCGGCGCGAAGCCTGGCGACTTCCTCCCGCAGTTCACGTACGGTCTCGGCCAGCGCGGTCATCTCGTCACGCCCCCCGTCCCGTTCGCGTTCCCGGCTCATAGTAACTCTCCGTACTCGGTTATGTGTTCGAAATCAGACCCCGGACAGCAAAGACACGGCCAACGGTTGGTCGAGCCCTACGGCCGAACTACGCTGAGTGTCCGACCGCCAGGTCTTGCGGCTCTCGTCGCGATAAAGCGGCCCTGCGATGAAAGGCAGCTCATCGGCGTAGAAACCGGCCCGGTTCCGCTGCATGATGATCGCGTTTCCGGCCGGCACCTGGCGGGACACGAGCACGTCCAGGTTGAATATCTTCTGCGGCAGAGTCCCCGTGTAAAGAAGGGATTCCGACGCGATATCGCCGATGTACGGCGCCGCGAACGTGGAGCTTTGCAGAAGCGTGTTCTTGGTCCCGTGGTTGATTATCAGCGTGTCGGCTTCGAATCCGAGCCATTGTGTTACCCCGCTCGGGGACACGATATTCGCGTTTTCGACCAGATATACGGCCTGCGCGATATCCGCCCGGATAGTGGCCGAAGCACTCGCCCACGGATTGGCCACGGCCAGCGTCTGAATGGACGCGTTCGCCACGACGGCGGAGTAGAAGGCGGTGTTCCACGAGTACACCATCGTGTTCTTGACCTGCAGCAGCTGCCGGGTCACCGGGTCGATGGCCTGCCTGCGCCGCATCTCGTCGGACACCATGATGGCCATGGCGCGCTCGTGAGTGAACACCACCCGGGGCACGCCGATGGACGTCGGGACGACGGGGACCTCACCGAATTCGGGCCTGATCTCCGGGAAATCGTCGGCGTAAAGCGGCGTGGACTCCGAGTAGCGGACCGCGCCGGAAGGGGCCGCGCCGCCCATCCGCAGCACCGAGTCCATGATGAACTCGTTGGCGGTGATATCCAGGATGAGCGCCGGAATGACCAGGGGGTCTTTCAGCAGCTCGTTGACTGTGATTCTCGGGCCGTCGCTATAGCCCCTCGCGCCAGATGGCATCTGGTCAGTCCTTCTCTCTTAAAGGACCCGGGCCCGGCCCAGGAAGTAGGATGCGGCCCCGGTGCCGCCGATCTGCTGGGTGAGCATCGCGCTGGACACGCCGCCCGGGTGGGTGCACACGGCCACCACCTGGTCCGCGGCCGGTCCCGCGCCGGCGCCGGTGACCGCTCCGCCGGTCGCGCCGATGATCAGCTTCTGGTCGGTGTACGCCTGCCCGACGTACCAGACCCAGATGTCCCACCCGCCCGCGTAGACGGGCACGTAGTCCGTGAGGACGGACATGTCGATGAGGGGGTCGCCGTAGGCGTTCGCGGCGCCGGTCTGGGTGGAGATGACGTTCGCGTCGGCGCCGGCGACGCCTGAGCAGTAGACCGTCGCGGACGTGGCCACCTTGACGGTCAGGTCCGTGGTCCCGTACCCCTGGGTGGTCGGCATGACGAACTGGCCGCCGAAGATCAGGGTGGAGACCTGGAGGTTCCGTGGCCCCCTGGTGTAATGCGGGAGTACCGCAGTCATGCGGC